AAGTATTGCTCAACTCAGCGATTTTGTCATTGGACTTGAACGGGACCAGCAATCTGACGGTGAAACCAATGTTAGAGTACTTAAGGCAAGATATAAGGGGGCATCTACGGGACTTGCAGGAAGGCTCTTCTACGACAGTGACACAGGAAGACTCCAGGAATGTGGACTTGGCAATGTGGGTCAGGATCGATCAAATGAACAAGAGGCTTTCTAAGTTGGAGGGTTTAGTTCTTTCTCAAAAAAGTCTTTTTAATGAAAGGAAGGTATAATGGGACTTGACCTTATAGTGGATATTGAAACAGATGGTCTACTGCCTGATGTAACAAAGGTTCATTGTGTTGGAATGACAGTAGATGGTGCTTCAGCTGGTCAAGTGTTTGCCAATGAGGAGCCTTATGATTGTATTGAAAATGCCTTGGAACTAATGTCTGAAGCCAAGTCTTTAACAGGACACAATCTTATAGGGTACGACTTGCCAGTTCTTAAGAAGTTGCTAGGCTGGGTTCCAAATAAAAGTACAGAGATCATAGATACTTTGGTAATGTCTAGGCTGTGTCATACTAGCCTCAGGGAGGTGGATGCTAAGGAGAAGCAGATAGACACTAAGCTTTGGGGTAGTCATAGTCTTAAAGCTTGGGGTAAACGCTTAGGGGTTGAGAAGTCAGAGCTTGATGGAGATGATGTCTGGGCTTCCTTTAAACCAGAGATGGCAGCCTATTGTGTTCAAGATATTCGTGTTACATCTGAACTTAAGTTTCACTTTGAATGTCTTGAGTATAGTAATGAGGCTATTAAACTGGAGCACCAATTTGCTACAGTAATTCAGCGTCAAGTTGAATATGGTTTTAGCTTTGACATTAAGAAAGGTCAAGAACTATATGTTAATTTACTTAAGCGTCAGGAGGAACTTGGTGGGGGTCTAAGGAAAGCCTTTGGTTCTTGGTTTGTTTCTGATGGAGAGCTTACACCTAAGAAGGATAACTTAAAGAGAGGGTATACAGCTGGGGGTTCTCTTACTAAGATTAAGAGGGTAGAGTTTAATCCTAACTCAAGAGACCACATTGCAAAAAACTTAAAGACATTCGGTTGGGTTCCTAAAGATTTTACTCCGAATGGTAAACCTAAAATAGATGAGTCTGTTCTAGCTAAACTTACATTACCACACTGTAAAGAACTAAAGGAACACTTCTTGATTAGCAAACGGATCTCACAATTAGCGGAGGGTGATAATGCTTGGCTTAAACTTGAACGGAATGGACGTATCTATGGTGGGGTTAATACTAACGGTGCAGTCACTGGGCGTTGTACTCATAGCAAGCCTAACGTTGCTCAGGTTCCTGCCTCCTACAGTCCGTACGGTACTGAATGTAGGTCTCTTTTTAGAGGTGGTAAGGATCGTCTTCTTGTTGGGTGTGACGCTGACGGCCTGGAGCTTAGGGCTTTAGCAGGATATCTTAAACGCTTTGATGGAGGTAAATATGCAGAAGCAGCAGTTAATGGAACTAAGGACAGTGGAACAGATATTCACTCCATCAATAGAGATGCGCTTGGAATTTCTTCAAGAGATATTGCAAAAACTTTCTTCTATGCATTCATTTACGGGGCAGGAGATGCTAAACTTGGTAGCATTCTTGGAGGGGGTGCTAAGAAAGGAAAGAAGGCTAGAGAGAACTTCTTATCTGGAGTCAGCGGTCTTATGGATCTTACCAATAGAGTTAAGCAGGTATACAGAAGACGTGGGCATCTCATTGGTTTGGACGGAAGGAAACTACATATTCGATCAGAACATGCTGCTCTCAATACCTTGCTTCAGTCAGCAGGAGCAGTACTCATGAAAAAAGCTTTAGTTATACTTGATGAGACGCTTATGATGGCAGGATTAAAAGAGGGAAAAGACTATGAGTTTGTAGCTAATGTTCATGATGAATTTCAAATAGAGGTATACCATAGATATGCAAACGTTATCTCAACATACGCAGCTCAGTCTGTTTCAAGAGCAGGAGATTATTTTGAATTTGAATGCCCACTTTCCGCAACTGCTCACATTGGAAAGAATTGGAGCGAGACACATTGAATCAATTGATGAGTTGACTCATTTGTGGGTCAGTAGTATTTCAATGTGTATGAGCAACTGTCCTTATCATGCAGGTAAAGAGTATTATAAGTACAGAAGGAAAGTAATATCAGGGTTTATAGGATGGTTGTTTGAATATAAATGTCAGGATTGTGGTGAAGAGAATCCTACAAAACCTTTAGACTGTCACCACCTAGATCCTAATACAAAAAAAGATGCTGTATCAAATTTAGTTAAACATGGTAAATATAAATTGGCTTTACAGGAATTATTAAAGTGTGCATACTTGTGTAATGTATGCCACTATAAAAGACATGCTAACTTAGGAGATTTAGATGAAGACTTCACGACTATTAATAGACGGAGACATACTTACTTACAGAACTTGTTGGGCTTGTCAGACTCAAGTACAGTGGGAGGATGATGTCGTTACAACAGCTACTAACTTAAAAGAAGTAAGAGCACAGGCTGATGCCATGATAGCTTATTGGCAAGAACAGTTAGGGGTAGAACAGTTAGTTATTTGTTTCTCTCCAAAGGGAGGCAAATATTTTAGGCACAATATTTTAGAGAGTTATAAGGGGACAAGAAAAGCCTCACAGAAGCCTCTGGGTTATCATTCTCTGGTAGAGTATCTTAAGGAAAAGTATTCATACCTACAGATTCCTATGTTAGAAGCTGATGATACACTGGGTATCCTTGCTACCAACGGGGAGTATTCTCGTAACATTATTGTTAGTGTTGATAAAGATATGCTAACGATACCTTGTGAGTACTACAACATGGACAAGGAAGTAACAGAGACAGTTGATACAAAATTAGCAGACTACATGCACCTGTACCAGACATTAGTAGGTGACTCTACAGATAACTACAAGGGATGTCCTGGAGTTGGACCTAAAAAAGCTGCAGACATACTTAAGATTCCATCATGGTCACGAGTAGTAACAGCCTTTGAGAAAGCAGGACTAACATCAGATGAGGCACTAGTACAGGCAAGAGTGGCTCGTATCTTAAGAGCTAATGAATATAACTTTGAAACAGGAGAGGTGATATTATGGGAGCCGTTAAACAATTGATGTATTGTGATGAGTGTAATCAACTAAGTCCAGATCATCAGGCTTTCTGTTCTAAAATACTGGAGGAGGATGAGATGAATGACCAGTGGAAAGGTGGAGCTACTAACATAAGACCTCCTTACTATGCTAAGTATGAGATAGATCCTTGGACATTTATTATTAAGAATAAACTGGGGATGGATGTAGGTAGTGTGATAAAGTATGTAGTTAGACATCAAGATAAGAATGGAGTTGAAGACTTAAACAAAGCAATAAAATGTATAGAGATGATGAAGGAGCATTATTACAATGAGAAGAGTTGATGGGTATAGTAAAGAACTAATGAACGTACAGCTAAAGTTAATATTTGAAGAGATACAATCATTAGCTACAGCTGCTTTAGATATTGAGGATAACACAGTAGAGGGAACTAGGGATGAACTCATGGAAGAGTTCTTTCTTAGTGTAGATAAACTAACGGGAACCTTAAATGAAACTAAAGAAATTATGGGAGGTCTAGTAAATTGACAAGTGTAAGAGCACAGGTAATAACTAGACGTACATACAATAGACCAATAGATTCTAAAGATGAAACCTATGAGACTTGGGAACAGACTATAGATAGAGTTATTAGACATCAAGGGTGGTTGTGGGATAGAGCCTTGGGCAAAGCTGAAGCTACTGATTATTCTGACGTATGTGATGAACTCAAGGAGTTAAAACAACTCTTGTTAGAACGTAAGGTTATGGTGTCCGGTAGAACCTTATGGTTAGGTGGAACTGATGTAGCTAAGAAGCGTGAGGCTAGTCAGTTTAATTGTTCACACTTAAAAGTGGAGACTATTCATGACGTTGTTGACTCTTTATGGCTCTTG